TTCCATGCAGCAACACCACGCTTGTAAACTTTGCGTAGAGTTGATAGTGGCATGCCAGACTTGTCAGCTTTGGCTGCTAGACCTGAGTCGGATTCTTCCATCTCGTCGCGCTTTTCGCAAGCAGAGCAACAGGCTTCGTATAGTTCTTTGAATGTCTTCATTTCTTTTTCTCAGGTTGTGTTTTTAGGAAGTCGTTCATTGACATTATTGTACCAATGTCTTTTTGTTGAGTTGGTTTCTTCAGGAATTTACCAACATCTTCAGGTTGTTTTAGATCTGCTTGTGCGTATACTCGAACTTTCTGGTTAGATGCATCAAGATACCAAGAGTTCTCATCACCAGTATATTTTGGTGTAATCTTTTGCTCGTCGACTGGTTCGCCAGCGTGAATGTGAGAAAGTTCTTTGCTATATTTGGCAAACATCTTTTTGGTTGTCGGAGTTGTTCCAACACCAATCTCGTCTGGGATACCAGCCTTTGGCTTATCAAATTCATCTGTGTCACCATCAATGTCTAGGTCTTTGCGGTCAACTGCGTGCTTGACTTGATGCATCATTCCTAGATTAGGATTGATCATGTGATGTATGTGATACTTATGGCCAGATGCTTTATGATGAATCGGTTTCGGATTTACAGTTGGCTGATTACCGACTGCCTTAACAGCTGATTCTGTGAGGAAATCATTGAAGTCAATGAACGTAGACGTGACCAGACCACCCGTCAATCGAGAAGTTAATGAGTTTCCTCTCGCTTTATTTCTATTTACCAAACTTTTGATTTTCTTTCTAGACCAGCTAATTGCTGATGCGAACGAACCACCTTTAGTTCTAATTCTTCTTTCAAAGAATTCATTATCTCTATCATTTTCACTTTCTGAAATATATGCGACTGTTGAACCGTCTAGTTGTACCTTAGATCCTGGAGTACCGCGAATTGCAGAAACGCCACCAGTTGCATTTCCATGTTTATCATATACTATGGTAGTTGGTGTTGTTTTTACCTTTTCGCAGAATTCTTGCATATTCTTTATTCCAGGCAAAATTTCTTGTTTATAATATTCTGGTATAATCCAGTTAGAGCCTGCAATCATACTGAAGCAATCAGATGCAGCTGGATCACCAGATGGATTTGTTCCATCGTCAATATATTGTGATATGTGGGCACGATCTGCTAATTCCGTTCCGTGAATAATCGATGCGTGTTTAGGAATTACATTATTTAAGGCATTGATGAAATTCTCTGGAGCGCGAGTAATATTTTCAACATGTCTTGATCTTTCTTTCAAATCAATCTTTGGTGACGATTCTCCGTATTTTCTCCATCGTTCTGGATTGGTTAATCTTTTCATAAATTCTTTTTGGTCGCGTGTATAGCCAGCTAAACCATTTTGTTTATCGTCTTCTGGATAATTGAAAGAATTTTTCATGTGTTCGAACATCAATTTTATCTTTTCATGTTCTTTTAGATCGTTTCTATCTTTAACATGTGGGTGCTTTAACACAGCATCCAAGTATTCTCTTGGATTTGGACCATCAGAAAGTTTTTTAGCAACTTCCAAGATATCAGAAGTTTTACCATTATTTGCATGATCCAACATTGCGCTAGAAAGCGAGATATTAAAATTATCATACTCTGCTTCAGCTTTTCTTAAATCTACTGAATGTTTTTCAACTAGTTCTTTGGATGCTTTATGTTCTTCTTCAGATATAAGTCCAAGACGTTGCAAAGAATCTACGTGATCTTCATATGATTCTAGCTGTTTACGAGGAGTGCTGTTTCCAAACAACGCGTCTTCGTTGGCTTTATCAGAAGTTTGTGTAAACATAATTTCGCCAGTTTCATCATTTCTAACCATAAGTGTGCAGTCGGATGAGTTGTCACCGCCACCTGCATTATAAACTAATTCTTTGGCTTTATCAATGCTTAACATATATCCACTTTTAGTTAAGACATATGGTCGTTCAATGCCAGCTTCTTTTTGTCTTTTAGCTTCATCATCAAGAGCAGATACAGCGGAATCTATTTGTCTTTTAGATCCAGCAAATCCAACAGCAGAAACTTTGTTTCTGTCCCAACCAAGATTATCGCAAGCCGAATTACATAAATCTCGTTTTGCACCAGCCATACCAGTTGCCACTAACATTTGTGCTAGTTGTCTTTGATCTAAAGAAGATAGTATTTCTGCATTCGTTTTGTTTGGATTGATCCTTGGTGCATTTTCCGCTAAAAATAGTTGTTTGAAATTATCAACTGCAGCTTTGGAAATCTTTTTATTTTCACCAGTTAGAGAAGACAAATAAGATCCTTCTACAACATTACCTTTGTCATCTAAGCTGCTTCTAATCGCGAATGCTGCTGCTCTTAATACACCATCAGGAGAATCCAAGTCAAGCGGAGGATCTCTTTGAGATAGCATCTGTGATGCCATTCCATTACTAAGACCCTCGAGGAATCTAGCAGGATCATCTCCTGGCCAACGATCTGGCGTTCCGCTTGCATTATTTTTAAGAGACCAAAGATGATTTTCTCTTCCTGATTTTTCCCAATTTTGGTTTTGTTCTGGAGAGGCAACAAGAGTTGTTTTCTTTCTATCATACCTCGGCATTCCAGCTTTTATTTTATCTGTGGTGACTTTGGGTGGTTGACCTCTGCGGTGGTCAAGCTCCACTTGTTTAATTTTTTTAATCTCTTCGTTCAAACGTGCTTTTTTCTCTAGTCCAGCCTTTGATTTATTTTTTACGAGTTCGGTAAGTTGTCTTTCTAGGTTTCCTCTTCTATTAGCTAATTGATCAATAGCATCAACATATTCTACATCAGGCTTATCGGATTTACTAACTATGGTTTCGTTCAAATTTTGAATTTCATCCATAGCTTCTTTAGAGCCTGCATCCAATTTACTATGTTCTTCTACAGAAAGACGAGTTTTTTTCGCACCAGCAGTTGGCTTGTCTACAGCAGATTGTGGTTTATCTTTAACCACACCTTGCTGTTCTTTATCTGACTTAGCTGGTTGTTCGTTGGGTTGCGGTTCTTGATTATTTGGTGAATTATTTTGTATGACTGATGTTATCACACCAGCTGCACTAGCAGTTAATTTTGATTTTGCATTAAGATCTACAGCAGGTGCTAGTTGGCCAGAATCTTGTGGTTGTTCTCCAGCAGCTGGTTGAGCAACTGCTGGTTGAGCAGCTGCTTGCTGTGCTGGTTCTTTACCACCCAGTTCTTCTAATTTCTTTGCTGCTGCAGCCTTAACTTTATCAGTTGAACCTCTATCTGCATAAGCGCCCAATGATATCTTGTTATCTGTGTCTGCAATTTTGGCAAGAGCTTTTTCCTCGTCGTGTGTTGCAACATCATCTTGCTCTAACAAATCTCTGTCGGCTGTATAAGCATTGAATCCGCCAGCCAAGAATGAGTTGACACGCGCAAAGCCCCACTGTTGTGGAGTTGTATCTTCACGCAAGCCCATGTTCCATGATGCTACACCACGCGCATAGACTTCTTTGATGACCTTGACAGGAACACCAGTTTCATTTGACTTCTTGACAAGCGATGCGACTTCTAGTGGAGCCAAAGAGTAGTTCTGCTCTGCGATGATGCGCTTCATGATAGTATTGACTGACTGTATCAGATTATCACGTGACATGCCTTCTCTTAGTTTCTTTTTCTTTATTGGCGTCGGACCAAGTGAAATAGACTTGAATCCTTGGCCAGATCTACGGCGACCTTCAGCTTGACGTAGTTTTGGCTCGATGCGTTTTGCTAGACGAGCAATAGCTGTTTTTCTGCGCGCGATCTGACGATCTACAGCTGCGCGCGAGGAATAAGAAAGATCTTGATACTTTCTACCACGTAGAATACGCTTACGCATCATCTTAATTGCTACACGCTTAGAACGTCTGCTAATTACCTTGGAGTTGGCTTTACGAGCAAGAGCGCGTCTTTGGCCAAGGCGAATCTTACCTTTGACGCGACGCATTTGTGTGCGACGCTTTAGACGTTGGCTCAATGTAAGAACAGCTTCGTCTAGATCTTCAGAAAGATATTGCTTTAATTTATCCATTACAAGTTTAGCAGCAGACTTCAAACGAGAAGGCAGACCTGACTTGAACTTGGCTAGATCGCCAGCTTTCGCAGCAGCGCGCATCTTTGATGCTGACATTCCGCTGACACCTTCTTCGTCTGGGTCGCGTTCGCCAGCAGATACAACATCGATTTCTTCGAACTTATATTCTGAACCGGTGTACTTGTTTGCTAGTGCTTTGATGTTTGGGAGACGATCGGAACCGACAACGATAATAACCTTATCGTATTTGTCTTCGAGCATTTTAAGTAAACCGATAAAGCCAGCAGGATACATACTCTTTGGTGTATCTTGTACGATTCCTGGGAATGCCATCTTGGCTAGTTTTAGTTTATCGGAATAAGGCAATGGATTCTTGTCATCGCCTTCTGTTCTTGACAAGAAAAGACGAGCGTCTGCTTTGTTGGCTTTGGCGACAGCTTGAATTTTATCCACCAGTTTTTCATGTCCGACTGTTGGCGGATTCATGCGACCGAACGAGAACACAACTGACTTCATCGCAGCTTCTTTGATACCATCAGCGCGGATAATGTATTGTGGATTTAGTTCGATGGCATTCGGTGCATCACCAGAAATGGTCTTGCCTTTATTGAGATTGTTTAGAATATCTTTGCCAGAACCTTTCTTGACAGGAGCAATTCTATTAGGATCGACTTCCTTGGTCTTGGTTTCTTTTTCTTGGGCTTGTGCTTGTTCGCCACCGACCTGAGTTTGGGCAGTGTGTACGCTAGGATCTTTGGGAGGTTGAACATGAGCAGCTGCATCTTGGTCACCAGAATCACGACGACGCTTTAGTTCTTCTTCGGCTGCGTTTCTTACGACAGGATCTTCGCTTCTTGTTAGATTAGCGATAGATTTGCTAGAACTCTTTGGGTCTTGAATGAACTTGAGTCTAGCTTGAGTTTCGTCTGCTTCTTTGATTACTTCTATAAAGGATTTCATCTTATCTCCAGGATTGCCTTAGCTTTCTGAGCCATACACTATTTAGTAAACTTTGGACTTAAACTCCAAGCACTTGCTACATTTGTTACAAGGAATGTATTCTGTTATTTTGTCTTTTTCCTTCGTGAAACCAATCGGTCTGGCGCAAGTCCAGATATATTTTTTGATTGATTCTGGTATAGTATCGTACGCTTGCTTCTTAGAAAGGTGCAGTAAAGGCGGAACTTCTATAGACACATTTCTTTTTTGCGCTTTCATACATTTTTCAAATATCTCTCGCCACAGATATGCGTGTTCGTGATATGTGTCGTCCGAACTCTGACCGTATAGAGCAGCAGATACATCTTTATTTGCTATACAGTACATAATAAGAGAATGAGCCCACTGATACATATCTGGATGTACGGTGTGCCCTTTCGTTACAAGTATTTGTTTGTCAACAACCAGTTCTACACCAAGTATTTCACAAATGTTTTCAGCAGAAAACTGTTGGGCTTCGTGCATACGAAATGTTCGGGGAGCATCGTCTTTTGATATGACGACTATCATATATGCTATGACATTTTCTTTGCCATATTTGTTAATAGAATCAATTAAAGCTGCAACAGAATCTGTTCCAGCCGAAAACGCAACAACAGTCTTCATCATTATCCTTCAATAACTTTTTCTTGAAATTCTCTACACTTTCCGCACTTACCGCAAGCCACATAGCCTTTAATACCCTGCTTGCCTCTTAAAGTTCCTGTCGGTTCGGTGCAAGTCCAGACATATTGTCTTATGTTTTCTGGAATCATGGTATAACAATCTCGCTTGCTAATTCCAGAAAGAGGATGCTCTAAAGTCACTGCTCTATTCTGAGCTTTCATACACATATCGAATATTTCCCACCAAAGTAAAACATGTCTATGAGTTTTATCGTCTGCGCTGTGACCATATACTGCTTTTTCGATTTCTTTTTGGGCTAAACAGAACATTATGAGCGAATGAGCCCATTCGTAAATATCTGGTCTTACGTTGTGGCCACCAGATACTAAGTTTTGATGGTTTATCAATAACTCGACGCCTAAAGCATCACATATTTTCTGACCGTAAAACATTTGAACTTCTTGCCAAAAAAACGGTCTTCCTTTGTCGGTACACATGATAATCATATAGGCAAGCACGTTTTCTTTGCCATACTTGTTTATCGAATCAACTAAAGCGGATACAGAATCTGTTCCAGCCGAAAACGCAACAACTACTTTATTCATTATTTTTCGAAATCCAGTTCCTCTGGTGCGCCATATTCCGTGTCGCCGTCATCAGGAAAATCATCGATATCATCAACGTCAATTTCTTCGTCATCATATTCGTCATATACTGCATCTGGTTCATCGAGTTCTTCGATCTCAGACATATCAATTTCGTACCAGTTAATCATACCTGCTTCATGGAAGTCACGGATATAATAGTGCTCTTCTAATTCACCCAACTCATCTAGGATTTCTTCAGCTTGTGTCGCATACTCATCAAATTTGTCAAGATCTTGGTCTGTAGTTTTACGACCAAGAGTTGTCTTGCGAACAACAGCTAATGCTTTGTCCAAGTGTTGGGCAGCTTCACGAACTAAACCTAGTTCTTCATCAAACTTACGCGCAGCCAGAGCAGAGAATGCTTCTGATGCAAGTGGCGAGATGTCAAAGTTTTTAGTTTCGTAGTTGTCGATGATTAGATTCATACTGCAGTTTCCTTAATTTTATTTCTTTGGTGCAGGTGGTTGTTCTGGTTCAGTCTTAGCTTTCATAGCTAGAGCAGCACCACCAGCAGCGAGAACGATGCCAAGACCAGTTGCCCAATCCATAGCATCAAACTTACCATTGTTGTAAAGATCGTACATTGTTAGGGCGAAATAAACAAACACACCTTTAGCCCAGAGCAAACGACCTAGATCTAGTGTTTGATTATCTTTACCAGTAAAGGTATTTCGTAACATGTCTTTAAGCGATGTCATAAATGTTTTCTCCTTATTGTCGGACATAACAATTCTCCATCACCTTACATGAAACTATTTAGTGGTTTTATACCTTGAGATAGACCCTGAATGGTCAACATAAAAGGTCTCAAATTTCATCTCTGGGAACTCAGATTCAAGTTCGTGCAGTGCATCTAGGTTAGATTTGGCGTCGTCAAACAGGCGAACCATTTCATACTTACCATCCTTGATTAGTTCTCGGATGACTACCTTTTTGTTTTGAGCTGAGTCAGCGCCACCGACATTACCTGCGCGGTGAACATATACTTTACTTATATCGAAGCCATACTTCTTGAATGTATCAAGGAACACGTTCTTGTCGTCTAGGTCACCACGAGCAGTCACGATGACTATCTTCTTGTTAGCGAATGCGCTAAATCGTGAGATAATAGACTTGGCTGTTTTGAATACAGTAGCAATAGGCTTGGCTGTTTTCTGAAACACCTCAGCACTTCGAAAGTCAGAGAAGTCAAGTGACTCTCCGCTCTTTACTTTATACACATTGAACTCAGCAGGAGTTAGCGACTTGATGCGCTTGCCACCCTTTACGATATGGATCTTGGTGTCTGTGGTAAACAGCGTGTCATCAATATCAAATATTGTCAGACTGGCGGTCTTTGATTCGAACAATCTCATTTAATTGGTCCATTTACTAGCCAAGCGGTACAAGATCGACTGGCAGCACACTTGAAGTGGAACAGATTACAATAACCCAGCTCTGCTAAATCAACAGTCTTCTCGCCATCAACGTGCTTGACATCATTGACAATACCAGATTCAATACACTTTAACATCTTCGGCGACTCATCAAACGCAGCACAGTTGCCGCACTTCATTGTCTTAGCGGTGGCTTCGTCAATCTTCCAACGTTTGGCTGCATCTTTCCAGTAATTTCCTGGCTCGTTAGGATTAGCTGGACCATAATAGTATTCGTCGATTGCATGCTGACGATTTTCTAGGTTTACATGAATATCCTGCGTAGCAACAGGACATGATTCTTCAAGTAAGAAAGGAATAAACTTTTTCATCTTTGCCAACCTTTTAGTATGTCTGGTGAGAAGTTTGCGCGCGAGAACTCAAGGCGATCTACAATCTTGACTGCGTTCTTGCCAGTATGATCAATGGCAACATATCCTTCCTGACTTGTAGCCATAAATCCTACAGCTGTTTTTAAGAATGTACCGATGCCTTCTGCTTTGTTCATTTTAGAAACAATAACAATCTTGGCTTCGACGAGTAATTTCATCAAGTCAAACACCTTGGCTATTTCCATAGGATCGTTGTTGCTGAAGAACTTTAATACTCTTTGTTTTCTTTCACGAACTGCTTGCTTACCAGCTTCAGTTTTCTTTGAGTCTTCATCTTTCTGAAACTTGTCGGTGATGAACTGAACTAGACCACGAACGTGAGATGCGCCATTATCAATAATAGGTTGACCCATTCTAATCTTGCTGTTGTTAAAAGTCTTAGTCATAATCAGCAGTTCTTCATCATTAGCAAAGCCATTTAGAATAGCTGGCTTGATAGTTTGGAATAATGTACCAGCCCTAGAAAGAACCTTTGTAACTTCTTCGGTTTCAGTTTGCGTCATGGTAGCTGTACCCGTCACATCGCGATAGGTCGCGTCATCGAACCAGACATTTTTGCTTGCTTTTAATTTACTTTTAATGTTCTTACCGAAGCTGGCTTTCATTGTTTCAAAAGAACTGCCAGTATAAGTTGTGTGCCAGACGATTCCCATCTTGGCACTCTGAATCTGTTTAGCTAATTTAGTTTTGGTAGGAACTGCGTAGACGATAGTGTTTGGGTGAAACGTCACACAAGATTCACCGCCAATTTCCTGCGTTCTTAAGTCAGACTGAGTAAACATTAGGTCACCTTGAATGACACCCTTGATACCCAACTCGGGTAGATATTTCAAGCATATTGCAAGTTTATCAGCTAGGTCGCCAGATGTATCAGCGCGTACCTCTTTCTCAGTCTTGTATACTTTTGGGTTCTTGTTGAAGATACCTTTCTTGGCTACAAAGAACTTACCATCACGGGGATCGATTCCAGCGAAGACGGCAGGTGCACCATCCCACTTCACAGTGGTGTTTAGTTTTACGTTGCTATTACCAGCAAGCATGTCGCGTAGTGACTGAAGAAAGTTAATTGATTGTCTTGCTCCATCTACGCCACCATTAAGCACATTATCTTCAAGGTGCTCCATGTGGGTATTCTTTGCTTCAACCAGATACTTGTTAAATCCTATCATAAAAGTTCCTTTTAATCTGATCTATTTAGGTAAAAAGGGAGCCGAAGCTCCCTTTGTTATTTCTTATATTGCCAACAAGTGTGGTCTTCAATTAGTTGCCTGTGCTGTATCCACTGTCGGAAGTTTCCTGACCAAGCATTACCTTTATTATCAAACCCAGTAGTTCCTTTCACCTGAACATCACCAGCCATACCATAAGTCAGCGGTGTTGCTTGGTGCTCAAACGGCGAAGCATGCACTGGTTTTGATTCAACCAGACGCTGAAAGATATCGCGAGCCTTTTCAAGCGAATCATCTAGTCTGCGGTAGGATACCTGAGCGCAACAAGAAGACGAGATAGCCAGCGCGTCTTCTAGGGTATCTTCTGAATCAAACGACCACTTACCGTCAGCGTAGTAAGGAACATGCCATTCGTTAGCACCAAGGTTCTGAATATTGCTGTTGTTATATTCTTCCCACATAACTTTGGCTAGTTCGTGAATCTCTGGTTGTGCGTCAGGGTGATTGCGTAGCCAGAAGAAATTGTCAAACTCAGTAGCAGTACAAACAACTTTAATCATAGTAAATGGTTCAAGGATGCGATTCACTAGCTGTTTGTGATATCCAGCAAACGCATAACGATTAGCATATTCAACCGCAGACTTCATAGCCTGCAACCAAATCATCGTTCCTTCTTCTGCGCTCAGTTCTTCCTTCGCGCTCATTCCTGGCTGGTTCTTGCCCCAGTGAATGGGTTTGGCTGTGTTTGATTCAACCAAGTCAATCATTTTACTTACTGGGATTGCGCGCGACGATGCAGCATTGCGCGAGAACAGACGATGTGTCATAAACTCAGCGTGGATGAACCGAGGATACTCAAGTTCAAATGTGGTGAGTCTCACGCCATCAGGTGAGATAGAGTCAGCAATAACTTTTGCTGAGATGTTTCCTTTGCCAATCATAATTTCTCCAAAAAAAGAGAGCCATCCGAAGATGGCTCAAGTACCACTACCAATTATTTAGTTAGAAAGCAATAGCGTCTTCTGCGGTTTCAACTTTGGCTTCAGTCGCATCAGGCTTGCGCTTGCTGGTGGTCGGATCGATCTTGGTGTAAAGGTCAAGCCAGCTGTCACGAGTGTCAGTATCGAAGCGAGCAACGCACAGCTTGATAGCTTTCAGTCGGTCTTTGAACATCACATACGCACGAGCGATATGAAGCAGACGACGAGTAGACATGGTTTCGTTAGCACCACCGTCATCGAAAGTCTTACGGATAGTTTCAGCCCAGTCGGTCAGATAGCCGACGAACTCTTCTTGCTTGTCACCAAGGGTGTCAAGGAATTCTTGAGTCAGGATGTTGGCTTCAGTTTTCTTGGTCGGGTATTCCTGCTCCATGGTGATAGAGAAACGCTCAAGGAATGCTTCGTTCAGGAATTGAGTACCAACGAAACGACCGTCTTCCGAACCTTTACCTTTGGTGTTCGCAGTAGCGATGACGTTGAATCCAGGAACAGGATACACCATCTCACCAGTCTTCTTGTTAAGGAACGGTTTACCCTCGAGGATAGATTGCAGGGCAGTAAAACCTTGCGCGGTTGCGTAGTCAACTTCGTCGAGCAACAGGATGGCACCACGTTTGGCAGCAGTGATAACAACACCCTCTTCGAAGATAACGTTGCCATCGACCAGCGTCTTGTCGCCGAGCAGGTCAGACTCGTCGGTCAGCGGAGTGAAGTTGACGCGATACATTTCGCGCTTCAGTTCGGCGCAGATTTGCTCGACCATCGCGGTCTTACCATTACCAGATTGACCAGTAATAAAGACAGGATAGAACATGTTGGAGTCGATGATACGTTTCAGGTCAGCATAGTGACCGAACTTGACGTAGTTCTTGTTCTTCTCAGGAACGTTGGTGTCAAAAGTATTAGAAGCGACACGACGTTCAGTGTGAACGATATTCTCAACGACAGGAGCAGTCACTTTGACTTTGGGTTGTTTCGTCATGTTGACTTTCACAGGCTGAGAGTTGTTGACAGCGAGATGCATACTCGGAAGAGCATACATACCGTTGCTGACACGATTAGATTTGTTGACAACAACAAATCCATAGGAACGACCGCACTCTTTCTCAACTTCGATGAGTTGTTTGCGAGAGAGGACAGCTTCTCCTGGGAACATGCGATTCGCACATTCGATAAATTCAATTTGATTCGGACGCATAATATATTCCTTCTTGGTGGTAGTGGTTTCTTTCATTCGTACAACTATTATAACCTGAAACAGTGTTGGTGTAAAATAATAAATGGGCGAATACACACAACATAATAAATCCTAATAAAATCAATGACTTAAAGTTCTAATGAAATCAATGACTTAGCAGGGTGCGGCTCTGTCAGATATCCCAGAACAAGCGGTTCAGACAGTATTGATATCCGTATGCTTCAACTTCCCATGGCTGTAGGAAATACTCAAACTCCTTCAGGTCATAGTCCTTTCTTCCGTATTTTGCTACACGATAGTTTTTGATTACAAGTTTGCCAGTTGCGAACTGCCAAGCATGAGTCAATTCGTGGAATAAGATTTCTGTATATTGTTGCGGAGTCAAGTCTTTCTTAAACATCTTCTGGTTTACTTCAATGCTAAACTCTTCTGGTTTAGTACCGTGGTCTGGGATGTGCGGATCGCACCACGCTTCCGCATGAGTGTTACTTGATACAAACTCAACATGAACGTGACCGAACGTAAACTTCTTATCAGAAGGAATATTGTCTACGAAAAACTTGACTGCTTTCCTAGTGTATGGTTTTAGTTTCTTTGGTACTTTACAAGATGTGATTCGCATGGTTATCCTTATACAATTTTAGCAGCGATGTCATCAATGAATTTTGACAGAATGACGCGGTTATCTCGTTTAGATTGAGAATGCGAAGCAAAAGATTTTTTGATTTCTTTTACAATAGCTTCCTCGTTCTTAATAATCTTTTGTTTCTTCGGAGGAACAGGTGCAGTCGGATCGTATTCCTGCTCTTTACCACCGACGACATAATCATCAAAGTCAAAATCCCATTCGTCGTTGACAACAATATTCTTGTTAGACACGAGGAAGAAACGGTCAGCGCGGAACGTTTTGGTTTTATGAATTACAGCAAACCCATTCTTGAGTTTGGCGGAGTAGTCACCGCTCCACTGACGCGCAGTGTTTAAGACAGAGCGAGTGTCGGAGATGTAATAACCGATAATGTTTACACGACCATGATTGCGGTCACGAATCAAATCAAAACCCAGATGCGTTTCACAGTTGCGGTCGTGAGCAGTTCGATAGGTGACACCAGTTTTTGGATCAAAGATGTGATACGAACTACCCCACCACAGATTGCGATTGCTACCAGATTCACCATCAGTCAGAACAATGACGTTGGTGACTTCAGATTTGTGCTTGGCGCGGAACTGCTTCACATACTCAGAGGTGATAAACAACGCAGCATTCAGCGGAGTACCGTTGAGATGGAAACAACTAAAGTCACCATCACGAATAACGCTGTCGCGCGGAAGCCAACTATATTTGACTTGCAACTCGCTGTCCCAGTAGTTGGCACCCTCGTACACAGAGATTGCATAGAAGTTAGCGACGTGTTGTTTGAATTCAGAAGCAGTAGATTCAGAAGACAGCATCTCAAACATAGTCACATTATTATGTACACCATAGTCGCCTTCTTGCTCTTGCGGTTTACCAGTTGAGAAACTAGGAATGCGATTAGCGAAGATCTGAACCGAGAACGGAATACCAACCTTGCGACAGAACATAGCGAGGTTGATAGTTTGAATGACAGTGTCAATCAACTGGTTGCTCATAGAGCCAGACCAGTCAACAATCATTACCATCGAGTGGTTCTTACCTTTGTGTTCGATAATGTTGCGACGGAAGATGTCGTCTGACAACTGATACTTGGAAAGTTTCTTCATATCAAGACGACCAGATTTAGAATACTGAGTGCGAGCATACGAAGTTGCGCGTTTCTTGGACTCAAATTCCTTCACCATCGTATTCACGATGACAGTTTGTTGAGCCAACATTTCGTTGGTGGCATTGTTGATGCCAGAAATAAGGTTAGAAAATGCGTGGTTGAGAACTGCATGCGATTGTTTAGCAGGAATCACCCAGTCTTTCAGGTTCACATTACCAACTTTCATAAAGGTATCTTTGTTACCTTTCTGTGCTGCGTTGTTCTCAAGGTTAAACATGCGTTCGCGGTATTCTTTATCAGTGACAGAACTGATACCATCAACTGATGCATCTTTACCAGTAGCTTCGTTCGTATCTTCGTCTTCTGACTCAATTCCGTCACCACTGCCTTTGCTTTCTTTAGCACCACCAGAAACTTCCTGCATCAGCATTTCAGTTTCGTTGGTCTGAGCCTGTTCCTTAGCGTATGCGTACAGTTCACGAGCAATGCGTTCAACATCTTCCCAAGTTTCAGCTTGGTCGATTTTGAATAGCCAGTCGCGCTCTTCGTCGTTGAACGGAACGTGCACGAGCGAGCCAAGTTTGTAGTAGATATTGATGCGGTCAATAAGCGAAGCAGTATTGACATCGACGTTGTGTTTCTTTATGCCGAAGAAGTCGTCTTGGTTCAGGCGACCATAACCCTCGCGGAAAGTGTTAGATGCGCCAGCGAAACGACGCTTGATAGTTTTCTCAATGCGAGCATCTTCGATGATATTGAGATAGCCTTTAAGGTTCGGGTCATTAACAACCGCAGTGTGCCAGCCATCAGCTGGAGTATAGAGCGCATGCGCCATCTCGTGAATAGTCAGCAGGTCATAAACTTCCTCGCTGGTTTTCCAGATTGGCATATACATCGTGCGCGTCTTCGGATCGAAAGACGCAGTAGCGAAATCGGGCGAGCGGACAATGTTGATATTCTCGGTCGCAATTAGACGCGCGAGATATTCTTTGGATGAGTTGTATTCGTAAAACGATTGTTCGGACATAAGCGATACTCCTTTCAGATACAACTATTATACCGCGAAACGCACACTGAATAAAACAATAAAACCCTTACAAATCAACGACTTGCAAGGGTCTTAAAATAGCTAGGAAAATCAGTGGGTTGAAAACCCTTATAAATCAAGGACTTACATTAGAACTGAAGTTCCTTGAATTTTCCTCTGTTTTCGCTAGTTTTCATTCTTGTTCCGAACTCACTATTATCGAACGCAGGTTTATCTTCTTCGTTGCTTAGAGATTGCGCTGATTGTTCAACATCATACAATCGCATCTTCGCTCGGTCAACACCAACCACAAATCGTTTATGGAATGTAGGGTCATTATAACGATTCTTCAACTGCTTAATCATTAATTGACCAAGGGACTCTAGTTGCTCGGATGAAATCAAAGCGAACATCAAGTCAGCGGTCGCTGGCAAACCAAAAGACTCTGAAGTGTCTTCCAAGCCTACGTCGGTGTTGCTGTATCCACCTCGCGTAGTTTGGGTCGCAGATACAACTGGTACATTAAATTCTACGGCGAGTCCGCGAAGTTCTTCAGCGATAGCCTTAATGTAAGTGTAGCTGTTGACATTGGCGCCAGACTTAATTCTGGACGAACAACAAATGTTAAGATAATCGATGTAAATAATATCTGGAACGAAGTTCTTCTTTAGACGAAGTTCGTTCAACAAATGACGGAAATGTCCAGAGCCAGCCGAAGCGGTTGGGAACTCTTTGACGATAAGTTTACCAACAGTCTTTTGACGGACTCGGTCAACTTTCTTTTGATAGGTGTCGCGTGGCAGCGATTCAAGATCTTGAATGTTCGTATCGAGCAAGTTTGCGTCAATCCTTTCAGCAATCTTCTCTTCTGCCATCTCCATAGTAATATAGAGTACATTCTTACCTTTAATCAGGTTAGCCGAAGCAAAGCTACACATAGCAAGGGACTTACCCACACCTGTACCAGCAAGAATGATGTTCAAGGTTTTCCTCGGAAGTCCACCTTTAGTGATACGATTCAAGTAATCTAAGTCAAATTCGATACGCTCTTCTCTACGATGATAAAAGTCAAAACGAGATTCATAATCTTCAAGGAAGTCGTGACCGATGTTAGTGTCAAAGCTGACACCGAGAGCGTCCGAAAGAAGCTTCGGAATCGCGCCACGCGACGATTCGGTTTTGTCGTCCATAATTTTAATGGACTGCATAATCGCGTTATAGATTGCCTTATCCTGACAGAACTTCTCAGTTTTGTCAACCAGCCAATCCATTGTGTGTTCTTCGGTAGCCAAGTCGCCGATTAGTTTCTTGGCTTGCTCAAAGCGCACGCCATTTACTCCGTCTTTACCAGACAGGTCAATAGCCAACGCTTCCCGAGTAGGAAGCGTGTTGTATTTGTCGATGTATTCCTTTACGAGTTGATAGATAAGTCGCTGGGAATCATCTGCAAAGTATTCTTCTCGAACGAAGGGTAGAGCCTTGCGACTATACTCTTCGTTGAATGCAAGATTCGACAGTATTAGTTGTTCAATCATTAATCTTCAATTCCATCAAACACTTCGCTGACTTCATCATCACTCATGATGGATCCGTTAGCAATCTGATAATTTTGTTTAATCCAGTCTTGGAAAGTAGGGTCGCCGAGTACTGGTAGCCAGAACTCTTTGGTATCTGTATCTTTG